TTGGAGGAACTCGTCATCTGTATAATAAACAGTGATACTTGGCTTATGTTCACACCAATAGTCTTGGTACTTCTTCCAAAGTTTTAACTGCTCCATAGCACCCACTTGCTTTACTGTAGTACTGNTNTCGGGTGACTTGATTGGAAAGCTAAACACCAAAGAAGACTTACTCATTACGTCATCCTCTACAGGGAAACCTGCGGCTGTCATGTACTGAGCAAGCGGGTCTTTCTTATCTGAACGCACTCTACGAATGTAATGCTTAGAAAAACGGGGGTGTATGCCACTAGCAGAGTCAACAAGCTGAGACACAGTACCGCTTGGCTTAACACAAGTAATAGCCGTAGACTGATTAATTCCAAGTTTCTCAGCCCATTCTTTATTAGTTTTAACAGCAACATCTCTCATCTCCGTTAGCCACTTCTCTAGGTCAGGGGANTCTTTACCTAGTAGGTAGTGGTCACATATACCTGTTAGGCTGACACCCAANAACGCCTCTTCCTCAGTGTTTCTTTTCCAGATGTTTCTCAAGTATCTAAAGTCAGTCAAGGTAGCCTGTAGTGAACCAATGATTGCGGCTACCTCTACTTTCTTCTTAAGACTAACCAAGTCATCGTCTGCTCTGATTACAATCTCTGATAGATTACAGAACTGATTACTGCGTAGGATAATCTCTGAGCATGGATTAGTACCGAAGGAATGGTCAGGGTCTCTACGCCCGTTACGTCCTGCTACCTTCTGTGCCGCCACGCGACTAAAGATACCACGTTCACCTGCCTTACTGTCATACATGGTATGCATCTCTGCAAGGTATGATTCAAAGTCTGGCTTCTCTGTGTATGATACACTGTTGTTAGCCAATGCACGTTGACCTTCGTTACGCCACCAGTCTCCTGACTTAGCCTTAGCCATACGAGGGTCTGACAAGTTAGATAAACTAATCAATGCTGACCTACGTACACCGCCTACGACTACAACCTCAGCAATCTTACAGCAGATGTCGTGACACTCAATACTGGTTAGCCTACGACCCTTAGCCTTTTGGAATATACCTACACAGAATATGAACAAGTCTTCAAGAGGCTGTGAGCCTGACGCACGACCACCAAAGGTCTTAAGTCTAGCACCCGCAGGACGTACCTTATGCATATCCCACTTGGGTACTTTACCTGCGTATAGCATAGCGATTAACTCTCGGAATGCACTAGCCCAACCAATCTTACTGTCAGCTACTACAATCGTTGTGTCAGTCTCATGGAATGACTCAGCAACAGTCGGTAACTTCTCGATGAACTGACGCTCAACACTGAACCCTACACCTGTACCGCACATCAAGACGTACATCATCTCGTCAAAGGACTTCTGGTGGTCGATGTGTAGGTAGCTACAGTTGAACCCTGCTACGTTGTCCTTGTCCAGAGCCTCACCTGCGGTCATTAGACAACGCATGGAGGGCATTACGTCTAGGTTGTATATCGCCTTGTACAGCTTCTCTCCGTCAGCCTTAGTTATCTGACCTCGGTTATCCCAGAAGTCTACGTAACGCTGTACTGTCTCAGCCCAAGTCTCACGTCTTCCTTCTTCAGGTAGCCAACGAGCGTAGCGGGACTTATGTATAAATTGTTGGTACTCGTTCATTTCTTTTTTTCCTTTCGTTTTGTTTTTGCTTTATCTTTCTCTATATCTTCATCTGAGTGGTCATTGACATTAAGTTTTCCAAAGATAGCATCAAAGTTATCTCCATATTTCTTTGAGTCAGTGGGTCTTTGGGCTGACCCCTTGCCATATTGTGTTTGTCCTCTCATCTGTCTACCTCCGATATAAGTTTGTTCAAGTACCACTGTGCTTTTTCTAAGTCCTGTACTGCCTTACCTTTACGCTCGTATCGCCACAGATATTTGAGTGTGTTGCCTTTGAGATAACCCTTGAATCCTTCGGGTGTCATACTCTCTTCAATGGCTTCAATACATTCAATGTTACCATAGTTGTAATGACTGGGGTGATTAACAACATCTTCCGTTGGTTCGTCAGGGTTGTTAGTTATGTACTCTTCGTACTTCTTGACTAGCTTTGGGTGTCTGTCTCGAAGTGCATCCCAATCAGCGGGTGTTGCATCATCAATACTCATTGTCATCCTCCGTAAATAAATCTCTGTTCCTGATTAGTCTGTCCTCGAAAGCATCAAGCAAGTCCTCTACTGTGATGTCTAAGGTTTCTACTACTAACACTACATCATAGTCTCTTGCTACAGCCTCCTTTAATTCCTCCAATGTATATGACATCATTCCTTTCCTTCTACATATTTTACAAGTTCTTGTGCTGTGTGTAGCGTGTAGTGTTTGAAACCCTCCTTGTCACACCACTGTCCCATAGTAATCTTACCGCCCTTACGCACCTTCTTATTAGGGTTAGATAACAAAAATATTAATTCCCAGTTATCTTCTAATATTGTATCACGAATTGACTTATATTTCAAGGTGTCACCGATACGAAAGAAACCTTTTACCTCAATCATTACCTTCTTATCTTCGTGTACAAAGTCTGGTTTGTAATGTCTATGTACTATATAAGGTACATCAAACGGCTCATACTTAAATCCCTTACGTTTTACCTCCTTTGAAAACTCTTTCTCTAGTGCTGACCTGTACTTATTCTTGGGCTTACTCAATGTCCACCTCCATCACCTTTGGTTCGTACTCTACATGAATCAAAAACTTTGGTGCGTAAGAGTAGGCAAACTTTCTTACCTCTGGATGACAATGCTTTTTGTATTGACAGTAAGAGCATTTTACACCCAACTTTATATTGCCAGATTTCCCGTCTGGTACAGGCGAGTCGCAGAAGGTTAATGGCTCTTCTAAGCCGACTAGCTTTTTTACCTCGCGTATGCGTTCAGTAATGTCCCCCTTAATGTATTCATACACAGGTGCTTGGGTATCTTCAAGGTCATACTGAAGTACCGTGAGATGTCCATTGGCTTTGTCCATAGCTAACCAACCGAACTTAGTCTCGCCACAAGCATGGGCGTAGGCTTTAATCTGGTCAACATAACCGAAGGAATCCTCCATAGCCAGTGTCCCTTCCTTAAACTTCTTGAACCCAAAGGAACTTGCAGACTTAACATCAATGACTACACCATCAATCTTACAGTCCATGTGTCCCTTGATACCTTCAACCTCGCATACCTTCTGCTCGTCAGTTACCTCATGTCCTGCCATTCTAGTTAGGAATAGTAACATCTCTTCAATCAAGTGTCCGTACATAAACTTAATGTAAGTGTGTGGTTTTATACTCTCTGTTATCTCAGTACCATTCACTACGTTCCACAGGTATCTGTCATCTCTACCGATGTTCGACAGGCGCAGAGTTCGGTTGTCTCTCTTCCTATCCCTAGCGAACTCAGTACGCATTAGGGACTTCATGTTCTCACCGAACTTCTCAATCTCCGCTTCTACATCTACGGATTCATCTGCCTCTTTTGTCACCATCAGTTTGTAAATGTCGTCAACCAAACTGTATATGTTCTTACTCATCTTCTATATCCTTGAATGCCTTAATGACATCTGTTGAGAATAGTTTACGAAGGTTTACCAAGTGCATACGACTTGCGTTATGGTCTCCTCCTGATACACTTCTGAATGTGTCTAACTTGTTTACTATCTTCTTCAATACAGGTGTCTTAAATACCAGAGTACAATACTCATCGTCACCTATACAGAGGTTATGAAACCAGTAGTCTGACTCAGTAGCCTCGATGCCTGACGGCTTACCCCATGACTCATACTCGATGCAGATGTTACCTGTCTTCTGCCACAAGTCCTTCTCAGACTTAACCTCTATCTTCTTGTCCTGTAGCATCTCAGCCACTCGTTCTTCCCTGACTTCTCCGTACTGCAAGTCGAGGTCAAACTTCTTCCTATCTTCTTTAGTGGGTTTCACTCCAGTTATCTCCTATCTTGTATTCGCCCGCGAGGGGACAGTTAAGGTTGAAGTGTGTACCTGCGGCTTCAATACATGATACCGCTAGTCTACCGAACTCAACCGCTTGGTCTTCCCTGACTTCCGTCTGTATCTCATCGTGGATATTACCTACGAATTTGTAGTCAATGTTCCACAGCTTTGCATATTCGTCTAGCAAACACAGTGCCTTCTTCATAACGATAGCACCTGCTGACTGTAGTAGTGTGTTCAGTGCCGCGTGTTCTGAGCGTACTGAGACCCTTCTCCTGTCCAGTCCGTGAAGATAACCTCTTCCAGATGCCACGCTAACTCTTTCTCGTAATGCTCTAAGAGATGGCGTGTTTGAGAGGAACTTCTCCTTAAGTCGCTTACCATCTCTAGCAGTTCCTCCAACGATACTTCCGATTTTTGCATCTCCTGCTCCATAGAGGAACGCATAGATGAAAGTCTTTGCTTGACTTCTTGTGTCAACACCACTAGCAAGTTGGTTTGCTGTATGAATGTCTCCATTGAGTATTTCATTAGTGTACTCCTTGTCATTCATGTAATGTGCGAGCATACGTAACTCTAGTCCTGATGCGTCCATACCTACAATCTTGTAACCTTTAGGTGATGTCCAACAAGCACGACACTCTGTGCCATACTCCGCACCTACGCTAGGTACTTGCGCCATGTTAGGACTAGAGTGTGTCATGCGTCCTGTCACTGCGCCATTAGAGTTTACATACCCGTGCACCCGACCATCGTCCTCTACAGCATCAAGCCATGATTGTATCTGGGCAATACGCTTCTGAACCATTAGGTACTCAGCAATCATAGATGCCTCAGGTATATCTTTGACTTTTGCAAGTACAGACTCATCAACTATAGCCTGTCCTTTATCTGTAAACTTCTCTGGTTTCCAACCAAAGTACTTGAGGTAACGTCCTATCTGCTGACGTGAACCCAAGTTAAACTCTGGGTAGTCTATCCGCGAGAACGTCTGTACATAATCCCGCCACTGCTCTCCTGCAAATTTAAGACCGACCACAGATAGTTCGCCACTTTTCTTATACTTCGGGGTGACTTGTTTAACGTATGTAGGTAGCGGTATGAATTTCTCATGTACCATTTCTTCAAGTTCATATTTCTTCTCCTTTAATTGTGCCAATAGAATGAAGGCGTGTTCTTGGTCTAGCAACCACCCTGTTTCTGTTTGGCTAGTAATAATATTCTGTACGCTGTGTTCAAGGTCAATGCTTTCGCTTCCAAAGTTAGCCAGTACGCCCTGTAACGAGTCGTACACTTTGCAATTAACCCGCACGTCTTGCTTACAATACTCCACCATGTCTTGCGAATACGTAGTCCAATCACTGTGTTCTCCTTTTTCAAACCCTAGTCTTTGTCCCCAGTTATCTAAACTATGACCACCTTCCCGTGATGGGTTGGTAAGTCGAGACAGAACCAGAGTGTCTGTTATTTTACAACTGCTAAAGTCTGTGCCGAGTAGTCGTTCCAACACTGGTACATCGTAGCCAATGATGTTGTGACCAATTACCTCAGCGTCTTTGATATAGGCATTGAAGTCCTGCAACGTATCACCTGAGAATACTTTTAACTCACGGTCTGATAGGTCGCAAGCAACGATTACCCAAACCTTAGTAGGCTTTAGACCGTTGGCTTCTATATCAAATACAACCTTTCTCACTTAGAACTCCTGCTTGTCGTCCGCTACAGGGCATGATGTTTCAATCATACGACCTGTGTCTTTGTCGTAGTACAGGTAACAAGCCGCGCCTGTTAGTCCTGCATATCTGTTCTTGAGTACCCTGACTGTGGTGGTGTTACGCACCTGTGCATCAGCATTCTGTTGGTCACGTTCCAAACCAATGACCATATCAGATAGTTGTGCAATCGCGGCAGAACCTCGTAACTCAGCCAAGCTAATCTGTCCACCATCTTCGTGTGCTTTACCCGATGGTCTGCGTAGGTGTGACACTAAGAACAATCCAACACCAGTCTCCTGAACCAACTGTCGTAGCTTGGTCATAATACTGTCGATGGCTTTACGCTCATCACCGTTGTCTTGGTCACTGACTACGATACTCAAGTGGTCNAGAATAATCCATTTACAATCAAGACCTTTCGCCATATACCTAATGCGACTTAGTAAGTTATCCTCATTGGTTGAACCCCAATGGTCAAACATAAAGATACGTCCTGTACCTAAAGTCCTGTCCCAAAATATCTTCTTGTCTTCCCTTTTAAACTCGCGGCTCAGATGTAGAGTCTGGTTTGCCTCGATGCTCATAATCCCTAGAGCAGTCTTGGGTATGTCTTCTTCCAGTGCAAGTATGCCAATGTTGTCGTCAGTCGCACCTAGTAAGTAGTGTTCCAACTCTCTGACAATCTGTGACTTACCCATACCAGAACCACTAGTAATGGTTACGAGTTCACGCTCCCTGAATCCATAGGTCATATCATTGAGACAAGCCCACGGATATGGTATGGATTTAATATCCTCCTGTGCTACGATTGAATCCCAAGTATCAAGTCCTGCGATGATACCGTCTGGTTGATAGGTCTTAGCATTCCACCATTCCTTGATGAATCCCTGTATGTTACGCTCTTTGAGCATATCTCCCGCATCCTTTGCGGATAACTTTACATTCTTCGCCTTGTTCGGTGTAAACAAATCCAACACCGCACGAGATGCTTCCTGACCTGCCTTGTCACTGTCGAAACATATGACCACGTTCTCAAATGTCTCAAGCCATTCCAAGTTTGCCTTGATGTCCTTGACTGCCCCTGATGCTCCTGAACGTATGGACACTACCGCCCACTTGTTGTCAAACATCTCTGATACTGCTAGGGCATCTGCTTCTCCCTCTACAACTGTGATATACTTACCACCACCTTTGAACGCTTGCTGACCAAACAATCCCACGTTATCAAACGTACCGCTTGCGTAGAATGATTTGTTGTCAACGATGCGTGACTTAGTCCCTGTCTGTGTTCCGCTGTCCTTATCATAGTAGGGATAGTGGTGCTTTACAATTTGTCCCGATGCTCCGTACTCTACTGTGACTCCGTACTTTTTGCACGTTGCCTCAGAGATACGCCTGTCGGGGATTGAAGCTACAACACCTGTCATCTCTAATCTCCTAGTCTGTTGTGGTTTACTTTCAACGACCTCACCAGTAGCCTTTTCATAATGGTTGCAACCTGCTGTGAAGCAGACTGCATGACCATCAGAATATCTGGCTAGGTTGTTCCTAGAGCCACACGCAGGGCATGGCTCATGTCGGACAAAATGGGAGTCAGTCATTAAAAGTCACCGCCACCTTCTGAGGCTTCGGCTAGTTCTAAGACCTTGACTTTGGATAGGTACGTTGCTGTACCATGAACAGGGTGAGGCTTACCTTCCGCGTACTGAACGCGAACCTTAGAGCCTCTGGTCAGACGACCATTGAACTCAGCACCATCAGCATCGTACATAGGTACTTCGTACTTAGTGCTGAACTTACGCTGTGCTGTACCTTCGTACTCTCTCAGCTTTACACCCTTATTGGCTAAGGTATCAGCATCAGCAGGTTCTAAAGACAGAACCAGAGAATACTTACCAGTGGATTGACCTTGATACATTTCGTGTTCGTCAAGGTTAGCGAACGCTACGTTACCTTCTAATGTTGCCATAGTAATTTACCTTCTGTTAATTAATAAAAGATTACCTTAGGATACTTTAGGATATATCTTTAAAGTAATAAACCAAAGTATCTAAGAATATTATAACA